AAACAAGTCGTCTACTTTTTCCTGGAAATGTTCTTTGTGCGCGTCGGTAAACGACGGCGGAAACGTGGCGTCTTTCAGGTCTCCGCCGGTGTGGGTTATGTATTCAGGCTTCCAGCCGCGCTCTTCCCACGCGGCGGAAACATCAACTAGCGGCAAAATTGTTCCAATGCTGCCGACCTGCGCGGATTGCGTACACATGATCAAATCGCAGCCCGCCGCAATACAGTAGGCAGCCGAGGCGCACAGCTCATCGATCCACGCAACCACCGGGAGGGGAGATTCCGCGATGATCCGCGCAGTCTCAACATTGCCGACCGCCATTCCGCCGGGAGAATTGATTTCCAGAAATACACCGCGCGCACCGCGTTCAAGCGCCTGTTGGAACTCTTCTTCAATTTGCGCATAGTCGGTATTTCCACAGCTGCGCTCTATTTTGCTTAGCCCTTTTCCGAGAATTCCGAGAACGGAGATGTGCGCGATATTGTTGCGATCAATTTCCATATCCGGGCGCTCGTTTACCCAGTCGGAAAACATGCCGGATTGATAATTGTCCGCCAGCCGGCTTTGCAAAACCTCATGAATCGACATCCACATAGACCCGGTGATGTTCCACGGCTCCCGGTAAACCGCGTTTTGTATTTTTGCAAATCTCATTAGTTTTTCTCCGCTTTGGGTGTCAGCAGATCAGCAACCGAATCGCCGGACGGTTTGTAAATCATTTCAACCGGAACCCCGTGCTTTTTCGCCGCGTCGAGAATTGCCCGCGCATTTCTCGCCCTGATCTCCAGCTGCTCTTCGAAATCCTGCCCGAGTTCTTTGTAGTGCTCTTCGAGTGTCTTTAATCCGGTTTCCACGTCGGCACGGTTTTCTTTGCTTTCGCGCCCGGCGTCTACGGTGATCTTGCGCGCTCGCCCCGGTCAATGGCGTCGCCGATGACGTACGCCCACACCTGCACCAGCATCCGGCCAATAATAGCCTGCTGCCGTTTTTCAAACCGCCGCCCGGCTTTGGCCGTAATCAGCCGCACCGACGCGCCGCCGACTTTCGACGGGTCCGATGTGAATTCATAGGGCAGGATGCCCGCGCGGCGAAGGATGTGTTCGAGAAATCCGGTAAACGTCGGGCTGGGCCGCTTGCTTTCAAACGACTCCAGCTTTTCGCCTTTTTTCAGGCCGACAATCTTTCCGCCGACAATCTACGGCAATCTGGAAGTCGGTGTTGTCTTCTATTTCGCCGTCTTCCGTCGTCCACGTCCGAGATACGCCGGAAATGTCTTTGACGACCAGTTTTTCCAGCGCCAGCAGTTCAGATTCGTCCGTCAAACCATCAAGTCCGTGCTGCATGGTCGGGCAGGATCGCGCGGCGCTGATCAGCTCCGGCTCAAAGACGTGCAGAACCGCATTCGATGGGATCATGCGGAATTCGTATTCATCGCCCTGACGGATGCTGTAGGAAATCGGAGCACCCCAGCCGTCGAACAATATCCCATCCGTCGTTTCAAATTTCCCGTTGTCCTGGCATCGATGGCTTTCGATCAGTTGGATCCTTGGCCGCCCGAAGCGGTCGCGAACTTTGATGACAAATACCTCGCCGTCGCGATCAATCGCCCGGCAAACCAACGTCTGGCATTCGGCAAACGAAAACCGGCCGGTGATATCGGCCCGAAAACAAAAGCGGTTGAATCTCTCTTCTGCTTTGCTGTTCCACGCCGGATCATCGGTCTGGGCCTGTGCCCGCATCCCGGCACCGACGGAATAAATATCCATATCCGCCACCGTTTCACGGAAAAAACCGGAATTCTTGTCGTGGTAGCGCGATTTGCGCATCAGCTCGCGGCGCGTGTAGCTGGTCAGCTCATCTTTGTTGTCGCGCGGGTGTCCGCCCGGCAGCCAGCCGCGACTGCTCGACCGGTTGGCCACTTCGTAGCCGGACAAACTCAAAATCTTTCCAACGGCTTTATGCGCAAATGTTTTGAAAATGTTCAAAAGTTATTTCTCCATGTAGCCGCCAAATCCGGCGCGGATGATCCGCCGGCGTTTCCCGTACGTGGCCGGTGCCAGCTTTTTCAGAGCGTCCTGACAGGCCCGGATGATCGAATGAATTTCGTCCAGCCTGCGTTTACTGACGCTCGATCCATCCGACGCATAGGCCGCCTGCGTCTTCAGCAGCTCTTTTTTCTGAGCCGCCAGAATCGCTTCCACCTCCGCCTGGGTGAAACCAACTGAATAATCAATCACGTCCTTCATCATCAGTTGCCGCCGTGTCAACTGCTTCCCCTCCGATGATCTTGAGCATGATCGCTGCCGTAACCTGCATAACCTCGCAATCAAAGTAGTGGTTTGGCCTTTTCCCAATCAGCTCCCAAACCCATTTATTTCCCTTTTTCACCCGTCGCTCGGCTTCCAGCTGGCGGCGATAATCGCGCCCGGTTTCGTCCGGAATCTGCCACATCATAACGTCGCCGTTTTTGAGGTTTCGCAGCCGCTGGAGAATGTCCCGAATGTTGTTGGCGGCAAAGTGGTGCAGGCGGCACATGTCGCGGCCTGCCGCCACTTTATGCACCGGAGAATAAAACCGACGGGTCTTTTCTTTGCTGCCGTCTCTCAGCTTGCGAATGTGAATGAAATAGTCTTTCTGGTCTCCCCTGAGCGCCGTCCAGCCTCGCTGCCCGCAAAGCTTGTAGACTTCATATGCGTTATAACCTGCATCAAGAAAAACAAGCTGTGGATGAACCCCGAACCGTTCCTGAATTTCGTCGCAATCTTCAATGGTTGGAATTTTCTCGTACCACACCAGCCGGGATTGACCGGAAATCGACCAGGAGCGAATGACAAGAAAATAATGGTCGGTCTGCTTGTCGATCGTCATGAACCGCAGCGGTACGCGGGCGCTTTCATCCAAGCTTTCGACAATCTGCATTGATGCGTTCAGTGCCGCTTCTTTTTCCCAGACATTCCCAAGGTCATAGGTCTGCGTGGGAACGTCCATGCCGAAGTCTTCGGCATCTTCATTCCACGGCTGGGCCAGCCGCTTCTGGTAAAACTGGATCAGCGGGTTCATGTCGCCTTTTTTCGCGGCCAGTTTCGCCCGGATGTACAGCTCTGCCAGCCGCCCCCATTTCATCGTCGCAATTGCGTTCCAGTGGAATCCGGCAAGCTCTTTCGCTGAATAAGGATTTGTCGGAATAAACGTCCCGGATTCAGCCAGTTTCCGGCGGTTGACGTAGCTATCTTCGATCAGATATCCGCAATCGACACACTTGTATTTTACTGAAGATCGCAGGGCCTCAAAATCATAATTTCCGGCCTCATCCTTGCAGGTTTTGTCCCACTCGACCTGCTGCCATTTGTACTGTTGCCGGCGTTTGCACTTCGGACAGCAGAATGTCCATTCCCGCTGATCCGTCGAGCGCCATTTTTTATCCAGATCGTCATCTTCAACCCCGGCTTGAGACATCCAGATGCATTTACCCAGCCACCCGAACGCCGTCGTTCTGGCCTCCGCTTCATCCATGTGACCCGCCGGCCAGTTCCAGCACTCATCACCGATGATCCAGCGAATCGAACGCCGCTGAAGATTCTTCAAATTGTGCGCCCCCAAAACCCAAAGCGTCATACCGTGCGCGAAATGAATCGTCGCATTCCGCTTCTTGTTTTTGTCCGCCGGAAATAGGTTTTTTACCGGTTCGCATTTTTCAAAAAGTGGCTGCAAGCGGCTCTCCGAATGGTCTTTTGCGTCATCGTCCGTTTCACAAAGCCACATTGTTGGGCCGGGTAAATTTTCGATGATGTAGGCCAGCGTCAATTCTCCGGCCAGCGACTTCGTCGCCTGAATCGCGGCCAGAATGCAAACCTCCTTAATCGCCGGATCAACCATCGACTCCATAGGCTCACGGCACTGAGGAGAATTCTCCGAACGGAACCGGCCCGGAATCGGCGAGTAGGGAATTTCTTGAATGTTTTTTTCCGCCCAGCTCCAGGGCGGCTGCCGATCCGGCGGCCTCCAAGCCTCGCAAAAAATCCGCTCCAGCTTTTCTCGGTCCTTCACGGCGTCAACCCCTCACCGCGATGAAGAATTCTTCGCACTTCATTCAGCTGAGCCTCGTTCTTTTTCCGGATTTCAATCGGCTCCAGCCCGGCCAGAATCGGCGGCAACTCATCCAGCAGCGCTTTTTCCAACTGCTGCAAAGCTTTTGAAGTCAAAGAACTCCATGATTCTCGAACCTCTGCCAGGCTGACATACTCACCGCGCTTGACCGCATTCTTAAATTCCCGCTCTTCAATTTTGGCCAAAAGATCCCGTGCCTTCAAGTCGTTCAGATCGTGCGACTTGCCGGAAAGATCGTTAGACTTCATGAACGCCTTCCAATCGGCGATTGAATGCCGCCCGTCAGATCGCGCCGTCGGTGCTCCGTCCAGTTTTGTCCACCGGTTCATCGCCTGACGCGACACGCCTAAAAACCGGGCAAGCTCCGTGTAGCTGGTCACAAAAGACGGAATCCCGGTCTCTGATTTTTTGCGAGAATTCGACCGCGTCGGCGCTTTTCTACGCCCGGATTTTTCCGCCGTTTTTGAAGCCGCCGCCTCCTTCGAAACAGACTTTTTAGGCGTGGTTTTTGAAGCCGCCGCGCCCTGCGCCGCCGCCTC